TTGGTGGCTTAAAAGCGGTTTATTTCGCTGATTATGGTACATTAGGAGCTGCTACAATAGTAGCTGGAGAAATTACGGCAGTTGCTGGAACTCCAGACTTTTTTAAATACGATATCAAAGGCTCTTCATCTTTAGAAACTACAATAACCAGTTCAAGAGAAAATGGTACAACTTTTTACACACAAACATTAAATTTAACTTTGACCACTTTGGACAAAGAAACACAAGAAGAAATTAAATTATTGTCTGCATCAAGACCACACGTTGCGATTGAGGACTATAATGGAAACTTTTTTATGGTAGGATTAGAACACGGAGCAGAGGTAACTGGTGGTACAATCGTATCTGGTGCTGCAATGGGTGATTTATCTGGATTTACTTTAACAATGGAAGCAATGGAAACATCTCCTGCGAATTTCACAGTTTCAACTGTTATAACTGATAATGAAAGTGCAACTCAAATAGATCCGAATGCATAACTAAATTTATTTATCTTTATTTAAAGGGGTGGCTTAATTGTTACCCTTTTTTTTATGCAAAAAATAATATTAATAGCTATATATATATATGAAAGTATTAACGACAAGTACAGATGCACAAACTATAAAAGTAATACCAAGAGAATACGTTGGAACTGTTACTTTAAAATTACGAGATGATAGCACGAACGAAATAACTACTGCGGTTGTATCAGCAATTACTGAAAAGAACTATTTAAGCGTTTCTTATGCATTTAATCTAAAAGAGGGTAGGTATTATGACTTAACCCTTTTAAATGGTTCTAATATAGTTTATTTAGATAGAATATTTTGTACAGACCAAACAATAAACCAAGATACCAACGATTACTATTCTGTTAATAAAAGCGAGTATGTAAGTCAAGATGGTAATAATGATTATATAGTTTTATAATATGAATGATTTAAGAGTATTAAATTTATCGACTTACACAAGTCCTAAAATAAAGGAAACAAAAACGGATAATTTTGTTTCTTATGGAGAGGACAATAATTACTTTCAATTTTTAATTGATAGGTATAATGGTAGTGCTACAAACAATGCTATTATAAATGGAATGTCAGAAATGATATTCGGTAGAGGATTAGATGCAACGGATAGTAATAGGAAGCCAGAGGCATACGCTCAAATGATTACTTTATTTCACGATGATTGCGTAAGAAGATTGTCTTCTGATTTAAAGTTAATGGGACAATGTGCTATGCAAGTTATTTATTCAAAAGATAGAAAAACTATTGCAAGAGTAGAGCATATACCTGTTGAAACATTAAGATCGGAAAAGTGTAACGAAAAAGGAGAGATTGAAGCATATTATATGCATCCAGATTGGGAAAATTATAAAAAGAGTGATACTTTAAAAAGAATTCAAGCATTTGGATATGGTAACGAACCAATACAAATTTATTATATAAAACCTTACAAGGCAGGATATAAATACTATTCTCCTGTTGATTATCAAGGTGGAATACAATATGCAGAATTAGAAGAAGAAATATCTAATTATCACTTAAACAATATTATGAATGGGTTAGCACCAAGTATGTTAATCAATTTTAATAATGGTACCCCAGATCCAGAGCAAAGACAATTAATAGAAAACAGAATATATCAAAAGTTTAGTGGAAGCTCTAATAGTGGTAAGTTTATTTTAAGTTTTAACGATGATGTAAATACTGCTGCAAGTATAGAGCCAATTCAATTAAGTGATGCTCATAACCAATACCAATTTCTTTCTGATGAAAGTATGCGTAAAATTATGGTAGCACACCGAGTTGTTTCTCCTATGTTATTAGGTGTAAAGGATAGTACTGGATTCGGTAATAATGCAGAAGAGTTAAAGACTGCATCTATTTTAATGGACAACACAGTTATTAGACCATTTCAGACACTTTTAATAAATGCCTTTGATGATATACTTTCTTACAATGATATTAGCTTAAACCTTTATTTTAAGACATTACAACCTTTAGAATTTAAAGAGCTAGATAATGTAGTAGATCAAGAAACAAGAGAAGAGGAAACTGGTGTTAAGTTATCTAAAGAAAACGAAGATTTTAATGATGATGAAATGCTTGATGCTTTAAATGGAGAAGATATATCTGATGATTGGGAACTTGTAGAAAAAAGGGAATATTCAGAAGATAACGAAAGCGTAGAAGATTGGGCAAATAGTTTAGTAAAGGAAAAGAAAACAGGTTTACAGAAATTAGCTGACTTTATTAAATCAAAACCAAACGGAGAAAGTAGGTTAGATAAGAGTTTTTACAAAATTAGGTATGAATATTCAGAAAAGTATTCAAGCGGTAACTCAAGAAACTTTTGTAAAACAATGATGAGTAGAACTGACAAAGGTGTTGTGTACAGAAAAGAAGATATTGATCAAGCAAGTTTTCAAGGGGTTAATAGGTCATTCGGTCATAAAGGTAATTCGTATTCACTTTTTAAATACAAGGGCGGTGTTAACTGTGGACACTTTTGGAATGAGAACCTTTATAGGTTAAAATCTAAAACAGAAAAGTATATTTCAAAAGGTAAGGAAGTAGATAGCATACCGAATAGTTACACACCAAAAGGAGAAGAGTATAACAAGGCAGAGATAGCACCAAAGGATATGACTAATAACGGACACCACCCAAATTACAAAGGATAAGATATGGCAACTGCATTATTTATAAGTAGAACAGATTTAATAAAAAATAGTATCCTTGACGGAAATGTAGATACTGACAAGTTTATACAGTTTATTAAGATCGCACAACAGATAGACATACAGAATTATTTAGGTACTGATTTATATAACAAAATTAGTGCTGATATTATATCTGATAATTTAACAGGTAACTATTTATCTTTAGTTGAAGATTATGTACAACCAATGTTAATCCACTATGCTATGATGCAGTATCTTCCTTTTGTTGCATATCAAATAAAGAACGGTGGAATAAGTAAACATAGTTCAGAAAATGCTGATAGTGTTTCAAAGGATGAGGTTGATTATTTAGTAAACAAGGAAAGAAACTTTGCAGAGTATTACACACGCAGGTTTATAGATTATATTAGTTTTCACGAAGAAGATTTTCCAGAGTACAACAGTAATAATAACGAGGACATAAGTCCTGACACAAATGATTTATTCAATGGATGGGTGTTATAAACCAAAAAAGGAGAACGTTGTAAAGTTAAAAAAGTATTTAACAAAAGATAAAAAACAAAAAGATGGCAAACGAAATATACAATAGTACTTGGTTTGGTAATACGATAGAAACTGCATCTTCTATTGGTACATCAACAGAGATGATACAAGGGCAAATCAATATGAATGATAGGCAAGAAGTAGAAGCAAAGAAATGTTTAGCTGATTCAATACATACAATAGGAATACAAGATATACAAAATTAAAAACAATGGCAAAACCAAAATTAGCATTAATACCAGCTGCTCAAGGAAGCAAGTTTTATTCCGTATTACCATCAAGTGGTGTAGGGGATTTTGACTTTACTCGTAGTGGTTCAGCAACAAGAATAAACTCACAAGGACTAATAGAAACAGTTGGAAACGGAGTATCAAGATTAAACTATCCTTTAATTGATGGTAAGGTTGTTGGATGTCCAAGTCATTTATTAGAGCCAAGTAAACAGAACGCATTACAAAGAAGTGAAGAATTTGATAACTCATATTGGGTAAACAACGGAGTTACAATATCAGCAAATCAAATTATTTCTCCAAGTGGTTCATTAACTGCTGATTTATTAACGGGAGTTAGTGGTGGTTTTGGTATTGTAAGGTTTTCAACTTGGACTGCAACAAATAAGGTTGCTTCTTGTTTTGCTAAAAAAGGAAGTTCAAATTTATTTACAATTAAAAATGCAAGTGGTGGTGTTGGTGGTGTTACTTTTGATTTAGAAAACGGAACGGTAACAAATGAAGATAGTGGTTTCGAGGGAGATATTGAAAACTATGGTAACGGTTGGTTTAGATGTACTGCTATTGATACATCAGCAAGAAGTGGAACATTTAGTTTAGGCGTTAATTCTGCAAGTGAAAGCGTTTATATTTGGGGTGCTCAATTAGAATCTGACTATAAAACAAGTTACATACCAACGACAACAACGGCAGTAACTCGTTCAGCAGAAACTGCTAATAATTCGGGAGATGCTTCTACGTTTAATGATTCAGAGGGTGTTTTGATGGCGGAGATTAGTGGATTAACTGAAATAGGTACTAATCAAAGTATAGCTATTTCAGATGGTTCAATAAGTAATAGAATTTTATTAAGATACAATAGCACAAATCAAATTAGGGTAATAGTAATTTCTGGAGGTGTTTTTGTTTTTGATAAATTATTAAACATATCGAGCATAGAGGAATACAATAAATTTGTAATTAAATATAAGCAAAACGATTTCGCTTTGTGGGTTAATGGGTTTGAATTAGGAACAGACAATTCTGGTGTAACACCAACTGGATTATCTGAACTAGCACTTGATGATGGAAGTGGTATTAATGACTTCTACGGTTCAGCAAAACAAATTCAATACTTTGATTCAGCATTAACAGATAGCGAATTAGAAAAATTAACGTCTTGGACATCTTTTACAGATATGGCTAACGGACAACTTTATAGCATAAAATAATATGGCAAATACTTTAAATTTAGGAAACGGAAATTGGGCAACAAAGAAAGATTTTTTGTTAGCTTACAATTCAGAAAATGGAAACTTTAAACCTTTGCCTTTTGACTTTGACAGAGCATCAAGTGCTACGGTTGTAAACAAAGACGGTTTAATTGAAGTTGTTGGTAGTGGAGAACCAAGAATAGACTTTTTAAATGATAGTAAAGGAGCGTTAAAACTTGAACCGAGTAGGAGTAATTTAGTAACGTATTCAGAAGATTTTATTAATGCGAGTTGGTCTTCTTCTACTGCAACTGTAACTGCTAATCAAGGAATATCTTTAAGTGGAGATTTAAGTGCTGATGAAATTACTACAACAGATGATAACGGTTCAATAGGTGGTGTCTTATCAATTTCTAATGATGCTCTTACAAGAACACAATCTGTTTTTGTAAAATATATTTCAGGAACTTCTCAACTTATGTTAAGAGGAGTGTATGTTAATGGAACATCTGTTGCTAAATTCTCTAAATTTGATTTATCAAACGGTACTATTATAAGTACTGACACTACTGCAAAAATAGAGGATTATGGCAATGGTTGGTATAGAGTTTCACAACAAATAACAAACAATAATACAGGAAACGCAACTTTTGTATTTCAAATTTTTACAACTAACGATGCTATTTCTACAAATTCATTATTAGTATGGGGCGCACAATTAGAACAAGGAAGCTACGCTACTTCGTACATACCAACGCAAGGGCAGAGTGGCGGTGTAACGAGGGTGGCTGATAATGCATATCAACAAAGTGTAACGCAAGTTATTGGTCAGTCAGAGGGTACGATGTTTATTGAGTTTATACCTAAAGATTCTTCTACTCTTCAAATTTTATACCAAGCTAAAAGCAGTAGCGGAGTTGTTGGGCAAATAGATATAAGACTACAAAGTGGACTTATACGAGCTTTAGCTAACGATGGCGGAGGAAGCCAATTTTTTATAAATGGAGGTTCTTATGCAGTAGGAACTAAATATAAGGTCGCTATAAGGTACAAATTAAATGATAGTAAATTATACATAAACGGAACTGATTCTGGGAGCGATACAAGTTGCAGTTTTACTGGTTCATCTTTAGACCAAGTTAGTTTTGCGGATAGTTTATCTTCTTTTTTGCCAAGCGTAGATATTATAGATTCCAGATTATATAACACCGCATTAACAGATTCAGAATTAGCTGCATTAACAACAATATAAGAGTAACAAATACACACATTAAACCAACAAGAGTAAAATATAAAATTATGATTAAGATAGCCAAATACGAATTTGATTCAAGAGAACAAGCCCAAACAAAGATTGATGCTTTAGGTACTGCAACTGATGAAGATGGAAACGAATATCCAACTCACAAACATACAATAGTACATTTAGGAAACATCGTTTTAGAACAA